TACGACTCCAAAGCCACCGCCTACGGCGCCGTCAAAAAACGCTTGACTGAAATCAAGGCCGACGCCGTCGATGAACTCCGCGGCATCGAAGACCAGAAGTTGACTATCGGTTTCACCGAAGTGTTCCGGATCCTCAACGCCGACTACGACATCCCCGACCATTTGGAGACCGTCGCCGAAGCCGTCGCGTACCTGTCCAAAGACGCCGAACTGAAACTGAAAGCCATCGACCGGCTCGACAAACTCTCCGCACGCCGGGCGAAACTCATGGGACTGGACGCGCCGCAAAAGACCGAGATCACCGGCGCCGGCGGTTTCCCGATCAGTATCAACCCCAACCTGCTACCGGCCGCGGCAGTCCAGGCACTCAACAACCAACAGCCGGAGGGAGAAGGGGAAGGGCCATAGTGTGGCAGTACCCCTTCGACCCGCTCCCCAAACAGCGTGAGGCGATGATCGCCGACGTCGACGAAGTCCTCTACGGCGGTTCCCTCGGCTCCGGCAAATCCGAAGTGCTCCTCGCCGCGTGCGTCACCCTGTGCACCATGGTGCCCGGCGCGAAAGCGCTCCTGCTACGCCGGTCCTTCCCCGAACTGAACGAATTGGTTGAACGGCTCAAGGAACGCGTCCCGAAAGAAGTCGCCGGATACAACAAGTCCGACCACATCTTCAACTTCGGCAACGGCTCCCAACTCATCCTCGGATACTTGGACGGTGAAGACGACCACGAACGCTACCAGGGCTTCGAATTGCAGCTCGTGTGCTTCGACGAACTCACCCACTACCGGCGCAAGGCCTACACCATGCTCCTGACCCGCCTGCGCGCCTCCGGGAAGGTCGCCGCGACCATGGCCCGGTACGGTTTCAAACTCCGCGCCCTCGCCGCCTCCAACCCCGGCTCACGCGGTCACGCCTGGGTGAAAGAACGCTTCATCGACCCGGCACCGAAACACACCGTATTCGTCGGTGAAGACGGCACCCGCCGCGTATTCATCCCCGCCCGGATCTACGACAACCCCTACATCGACCACGACGACTACATCCGCAAGCTCGGCGCACTCGACCCGGAACTGAAACGTGCCCTCATCGAAGGGGACTGGGACGTCGTCTCCGGGGTCCGGTTCAACCAGTGGCGGGAAAACATCCACGTCATAGACCCCTCCACCTTCCCGATCCCCATGGTCGGTGCCGTCAAAGCCGTCGGCGTCGACTACGGCCTGTCCGCACCCTTCGCTGCACTGTGGGGCGCGAAGTTCTCCGACGACCTCGTCATCGTCTACCGCGAAGTCGGCGGACCCGGCTACACGCCCCGCCAGCAGGCCGAAATGATCCTGAACAACGAAGCCGAAGAGGAACGCCGCCCGGAGCGGCCCATCCCGGTTGCCCTCGACCCGTCCACCTGGGCGCGGAATCCGGACCGGCCCATCGGCCCCGTCGTCGATAAAGACAACCCGCCGCCGGGGTCCATCGCCGACGCCTACCGGAAGGTACTCGGCCGGCAAGTGACCAAGGCACGCAACGACCGTATTGGTGGCTGGTCGCTGATCGACGAAGGGTTACGGGTCCGCGAAGACGGGCTGCCCCGCATCCTCGTCTATAACACCTGCCGGGAGCTGATCCGCACCCTGCCCGCCATCGCGAGAGACCGGCGCAACCCCGAAGACGTCGACACCAAAGGCGAAGACCACTACCTCGACGCGTTCCGGTACCTGATGCAGGAACTCGTCGGCAAGGAACGCGCACGCAAAGCAGACCCGCGGGAACAACCATCCGAGACGATCACCGGCAGCCTGTACGCGTCGAACTTCTAGACCGTCCCACAGCCAGCCCGGCCCATGAGCGACTGTTAGGCTCATGGCAACGGACACAGAACTAGGCACCCCTGGCGGGATCATAGAAGACGGCGACGGTGGTTTCCTCGTCAACCCTCTGGATCCCAACCCGGATCTCCACTTTCCGCTGTCCGTCGCCGTGTACGACCAGATGCGCCGCACCGACACCGGCGTCAGTTCCCTCCTGCGCTCCATCAGTCAACCGATCCTCTCCGCCGGTTGGGACTTCGCCGCCGACGGTGTCCGCCCTGAAGTGCTCGAGTCGTGCCGGGCAGAGTTCGGGATCACCGCCCCCGGAGGGTCAAGGCAGCGCCGCCGCAAGCACGGCATCGTCTGGAAGGAACACCTCAAAGAGGTGCTCCTGATGCTGCCCTACGGTTTCATGCCCTTCCATCAGGTGTACGAGCCCGGCCCGCCGATCCCCGGACAGGAAGGCTCCGGCCTGACCAAACTCATGCACGTGCGCAAACTCGCGCCACGCCTGCCGCGGACCCTCACCGAAATCAACCTCGCCCGCGACGGCGGACTCAAAGGCATCACGCAGACACCCCTCGTCGGCGACAAAGACGTGTTCATTCCCGTCGAGGAGCTCGTCTATTACGTCCTCGATAAGGAAGGCGCGGACTGGACCGGTAACTCCATCCTCCGCACCGCGTACAAGGACTGGCTGATCAAAGACAAACTGATCCGCGTCGGCGCTCAAACCGTCGAACGCAACGGCATGGGCGTGCCCGTGATCACCTACGAATCGGGGAACGCGGAAGCGAAAGCCGCCGCCGAGGATAACGTCAAACGCTTCCGGGCCGGCGCCAACGCGGGCCTCGCCCTCCCCTCCGGCACCGACGCACGGCTGATGGGTGTCACCGGCACCACCACCGACGCCCTGCCATGGATTGAGAAGCTGGACCGCAACATCGCCGAATCCGGCCTGGCGATGTTCAAAACGTTGGGCCACGACAACGGCGCCCGCTCATTGGGTGAGACGTTCTACGACATTTTCACCGCCTCCCTGCAAGCCGTCGCCGACCTCATCGCCGAAACGGCCACAGAGCATGTCATCCGCGATTTCGTGGAACTGAACTTCGGCGAAGACGAACCGTACCCGGTCCTCACGCCGGGAGACCTGGCAGCGAATAAGGGAATCACCACGGAGGCGTTGAAGGACCTCGTCGACTCCGGCGTCGTGAACACGGACGACACACTCGAAGCTCATATGCGCAAGCACCACAACCTGCCCGAAGCCGAAGTCAAGGGTGGGATGGGTGCCGCCGAGCTGGCCAAGCGCGGCGCCTACGTCGGCACGCTCATCCGCTCCGGCTACGACCCGAAGGAAGCGATGGAGCAAGCCGGGCTGGACCCGGTCAAGCACCTCGGCCTGCTGCCGGTCACCCTGCAACCACCGGCCAAGGGCACGGATCTGGAGAACGCTGTCGATCCGGTCGAACCACCAGCGGCCCGCCTATCCGCCAACAGCAGCCATCTGGATAGGGCCACGTCCCTGTTGCGGCAGGTCGCCGAGCTGGAGCAGCAAAAGCGCGGCGGCCATGTGTGACCTGTGCATCCAGGCGCAGCAGCACATCCTTTTGGCCGGGGCCGAGCATGAACTAATCCTCGCCGAAACCCTCACCGGGACGAACGTCGCTTTCGCCTCCCGACCACTATCGGACGCTGAGAAGGAAGCGAAGATCCGGTTCGGTGAACTCGAAGACAACGAACAAGCCGCCATGAAACGGGCCGAGACGATCCTGCGGACCCTGCGCGGGGCCATTGGCGCGTCGATCCTCGGCAACCTCCTCTCAGGTAACGACGCGGTCAACCCAGCCACGGCGGTCGCGAAGCTCACCGCGATGAGCGCGCAACAACCCAAGGCCGTACGCCAAGCGATCGCGCAAGCCATCCCGGCCCTGGAGCGGCTCCTGTCCCGCTCCTACACCGCAGCGTCAACAACGGCCATTGGTGAAGCGAAACGGCAAGGCGTCAAAGACCTTCCCAAACCGCTTGAACCATCACCGGGGGCGTTCGCCGCTGTTGCCGCTGTGACGGCGGCGTACCCGTGGCGCAGGATCACCGGCAAACTCTCCGACACGCTCATCAGCCCGCAAAACATCGCCGGCCCGTCGTTGTCCCGCGCAATCGTCCTCGACCAGCTTGAACAGATCCCCCTCGATGGCGCCGTGGATTTGGCGCGGCAGTCCATCCACGGTGCGACGAATACCGGGCGGTTCAACACGGCCGAAGTGATGGAACCCCGCGAATCGTTTGCGTCAGAAATCCTCGATCGCAACACATGTTCCAACTGCGAAGGTGTCGATGGGAAAGACTACGACACGCTCGCCGCAGCACGGGACGACTACACCGACGGCGGCGGCTACCGTGCATGCCTGGGCGGCTCACGCTGCCGCGGCACCCTCGCCCTCATCTACTAGGCCAACACGCACCAACACGGTACAAGAAACGTCCCATGGTGCCGGTAGGGTTGGTTACTAAGAGATGCTCCCCTGCTTCTCGGTGCTGAGTGAACAGTCACCCCGCCTGCAGCCCCGCTGGCGGGGTGAACTCATTTAAGGCTGGCCGTCCCACACGGGGCGCGTGATCCCGCTCATGGTGCTGGTATGAAGATTGCGACTACCACCATCAAGGGTGTGGAGCTGGTGAAGGCGGGCCAGTGGAACAGTGCCGCAGGTAAAGCCACGGTCACCCGTGAACACCTCGCCGCCGCCATCGACGCCTACAACGACGACGAGATTGACCGCCCCGTGCTGAAACTGGGTCATACGGGCGGGCTCGCCTTGGGTGACTCGCAGCCGGCGGCCGGTTGGGTGACGAACCCGCGCCTGTCCGCCGACGGGAACACGCTCATCGGGGACCTGTCCGATATTCCCTCGAAGTTGGCCGCGATCATCCCGAACGCGTTCAAGCGCCGCTCCGTGGAAATGAGCCTCGGCGTCACCACACCCAAAGGCAAGAGGTACGCCGCCGCGCTGACCGGGCTGGCGCTCCTCGGCGCGCAAGCCCCAGCAGTCAAAGGTTTGGCCGACGTCCTTGACCTGTATGCCTCCGAGAATCCCGGCACAGAGGATGACGCGACCCGCGAGTCGATCATGAACCTCTCGCTGGAAGATTCCGACACCAGCGCCGTCCCACACGACAAAAGCGGAGACAGCCAGTCTCAGACCGTAACCCCAAACGGGACCGATAGTGACCCCCAGAGGAAGGACGCCGACGTGGCTCTCCTGGAAGCAATCAAGACCAAGCTTGGTCTGCCCGACGACGCCACCGAAGAGGACGTCACTAAGGCACTCGAAGCAGCGAAGCTGGAAGATGCGCCCGACAACGGCGCAGAAGCCAAGCCTGACGCCGACAAGGGCGGCAAACCTGCCGAGCAGAAGCCCGAAGCCGACAAGGACGGGCAGAAGCCAGCCGAAGACAACAGCACCCCTGCAGTGCAGGAGAAGGTCGCCGCATCCGGCGTGAAAACGGTGATGCTGTCCGAGGATGTGTGGAGCGAGACCCAAACCCAGCTCAGCGCACTGCTGGAAGACAAGCGCACCCGCGACCGCGAAGACCTGTTCCTCTCCGCCAGCAACGCCGGCAAGATCAGCCCCGCCGACGAGAAGCGCCTCCGCGAGGAGTACGAGAAGAACCCGGACGGCGTCGCCTTCCACCTGTCCCAACTCACCCCCGGACGCATCGCTCTCTCCGAGCGCGGCGCGGACCACGCACCCAACGCTGACACCGGCCCTGAATGGTCCGACGACGAACTCACCCAAGCCGGACTGTAAGGAGACCTCATCATGGCTTACAACAACCCCGTATTCGAGTACTTCTCCAATTCCCATCTGCGCGTTACCGGCACCGCCTCGGCGGACCTGGTCGGCAAGACGTTCTGCCGCATCGCAACCGGCGGGCAGGACCAGAACCCGAACCTCGCCACCGCGAACGCCGCAGGCGCATCCTTCGGTGTCGTCGGCTGGGACGCCGCGACCGACGAGAAAGTCGTCGTCTTCAAGAAGGGCATCGTTTCCGTCACCGCCGGCGACGCACTGACCGCCGGAGCCGAAGTCGAGTCGAACGCCACAGGCCAGGCAATCACGCTGGCCACCGGCAAAGCACTCGGAATCGTCCTCGCGGACGCCGCCGCCGGCGAAGACGCCGCCGTAGACCTCTACTAACCCCTGCTGTAACAGAAACCAAGGAGAAAAACCGACATGACTATCTCTCTCCCCGGCGGGGGCCAGCTGATCACGGTGGACGCGCTGCTGAAGCAGCCCACCCAGATCG